CAAAGATTCCATTTGCGGCACAGTTAATATAGCCGGCAATTTATACAACTACAGTAAGATTTACCTCAAGGTCAACGCAGAAAGCCGTTGGACGGATTTCACCATCAGTGATCCGAACTTAATATGGACGGTGGTTTACCAACCCATAGACACGACCACACCGATAGAAGCTAACATACAGAACAAACTCGTCGACGGAAAATATACAATTCAACTTAACAAAGGCCCCCTCTGGAGATATTATAGGTGCCCTGAAGACCATGACTACGCCAGAATTCACAACACCCACAGAGTAACACAATACGACCGCTTGAACCACAACAGATCAGAATGCCCCGTATGTAGTCACGGTGTTTCAGCGGATTCGGTAACAGTAGAACACGCCATTAAGGAGGGCGGTAGACGAAACATTTATCAAAGCACTGGCGTCTATAGGCAAAAAGTTTCGCAAAAGAAAGAATACAAAAATTCAGGAAATCAATGTTTTTACCGATCATTAGTAGTAGCAGCCAACCCCAGCGGATACACCGACGAAGATTTAACAAAGGCGAAAAGGAAATATTTTAACCCATACTCTCAAAAGAATGCGTACGGTTTAGTAGCACCCCATCTACATATCAACACCAACACCTGCAGGAAGGAAGAATCGTCAGACGTCTTTGCAGAAGAAGCGGTACAACTACTCCCCCACCACTTGTCTTCACATCAATATAACGACGATCGTAAACACACTATAGCAGCCGTATACACAGACACTACAATTAGCACAGGAGTTGTCATCAATTTTTATTACCCCTTGGGAAAACTCCCCACTTTTTACCCCCGAGAAGTTAATAATGGCACTAAGATTATAGTTTTGACTAACAACAACAACGTACACTTTGACCCAATAGGCACATTCGACCTAAGTAGAGTACACGACAGCATCCTCACAGAAGATTTTAAAAACGACGCTTTTACGTTAGCTAATTTGGGCGAAAAATTGAAACTTTACGGGCATTCCACAGATGTAATTAAAAATTTATTAGCTGGCATAGCCGAATACGACCCCGAAACCCAAAAATGTGGTAACATCACCAACGCCAAGCACTGTCTCGTCTCCGAGCAATATTGTTCTTACATGCAAGATTACCATGCCCG